CGGTGCGCACCTGCGCCGGCAGATCACCGCCACGTTTAGCACACGCCCACGACATCAGCTGTGGGTTGTGTTCTCAGCCGGCGTGGTGGGCCGGTCCACCTACGCCGCGGACTACCTGCGCCGCGCCCTGGCCGGTGAACCCGGGATCGCCCTGTTCGACTACGGGTGCCCGGACGGTGTCGACCCCACCGACCCCGACCTGTGGCACACCTGGCATCCCGGCCTGGCCTACGGGCTGACGTCGCGCTCGGTGCTGGCCATGGCCGCCGCTGAGGACGCCGACGCGTTCGCCCGTGAGTACGGCAACGTTTGGTCCAGGTCGTGGCGGCACGTCATCGACCCGGTCGCGTACACCGCCGCCCGCCGGGCCGCGTCGATGCCGCCCGGCCCGCTCGCGCTCGGGGTCGACGTCGACCTGGACCGCGCCCGCGCCTGGCCCGCGGTCGCCGGCCCGGCCGGGCACCTGGAGCTGCCCGACCCCCTGGAGCTGGAGCACGCCGCCGCGTGGCTGCTGGAGCGATGCGAGCGCGAGCACGCCCCGATCGCGTGCGACCGGTACGGCCCGGCCGGCACGCTGCACGACGACCTGGTCACCCGCGCCCGCGGCACCGTCGTGGAACGCCGCGGCCTGATCCTGGGGATGACCGGCCCGGACGTGGCCAACGCCGCCGCCACGTTCGTGGACGACCTGCACGCCGGCGCCCTGGTCATCTACCCGAACCCGACCCTGGACGCCGCCGTCGATGTCGCCACGAAACGCCCGATCGGGGACGGTGGGTGGGGATGGTCGCGGCGCGCGTCCACCGGGAACGTGGCACCGCTGATCGCCGCGTCTGCGGCCCGGTGGGGTCTGCGCCGGCACGCCGGCACCCCGCCCGCCCCCACCCTGACCAGCGGGTGACACGCCGGCGACCCTTCGGGGATGTCCTATGCCGCTGCCACCATGGCCCCTATGGGTCAGGTCCGTGTCGACGGGTCACCATCTACCGCGCTCGCGGTCTGCGCGTGCGGGTGGCGCGGGGCGCCGCGCCGGTACCGCTCGGACGCCTGGACCGAAGCGAACGCGCACATCCGCACCTGCCACCGTGACGACCCGGCCGCGCTGAACGCCGCCGCGAAACGTTCGCGGCGCGCGCTGTGAGCTGGTTGGACCGGATCCTGCCGCCGCTGCCGGCGCCCGGCCCGCTCGGCTGGAACCTGCAACCGCAGCTGTTCCACGACCCGAACCATCTCGCGCAGGTGATGGTTCCCTACGATCTGTTCGGCGCGTACCCGCGGATCCTGTCCCGGGCGCAGGCCATGACGGTGCCGGCGGTGGCGCGCGGGCGGCACCTGACCTGCGGCACGATCGCCGGTCTGCCGCTGGTAGCACTCACCGGTGACACCCCCGTCCCGGTGCAGCCGGGATGGGCGCAGGCCACGGACGGGCAGACCGGCACACTGACCGCCGAACAGTCACACCGGTTGGGGATCGCCCCGCAGTCCCCGTGGTCGCGGCTGCTGTGGACCGTGGACGACCTGGTTTTCTACCCGAACAGCCTGTGGGCGGTCACCGCCCTGGACGTCGAAGGGCGCCCGGCCCGGATGGCCCGCGTTGCGTATGAGTCCTGGGACATCGACGCGGACACCGGGGACGTCACCGACGCGGACGGGCGCCCGTTCGACATCCCGTGCGTGCTGATCGAGGGCCCGCACGAGGGGATCCTCACGTTCGGGTCGGAGACGATCGCGGCCGCCGACGACCTGGAGTCCACCGCGACCACCGTCGCCCGCACCCCGTTCCGTCTGGAGCTGCACCAAACCACCGGCGCTGAGCTGTCACCGGACGAACAGGCCGCCCTGATCGCGTCCGCGAAGGCGGCCCTGGCCGCCAATGACGGGGTGCTGTACTCCAATGAGGCGTTGCAGATCATCACGCACCCGGTGGACTCCGGGGACCTGCTGATCGCCGGGCGCAACGCTGCCGCCCTGGACATCGCCCGGCACCTCTCGATGCCGGCCGCGATGATCGACGCGACCAGTGAGGGCGCGTCGCTGGAGTATTCGACCCTGACCGGGCGAAATCAGCACTGGTTGGACTACGGCCTGTCCCTGTACATGGACGCCATCACCGCCCGCCTGTCCATGGATGATGTCGTGCCGCGCGGGCAGCGGGTCGCCCTGGACGCCACCGCCCTGACCGCCCTGGACGCCCCGCCCACCGGCGCCCCCCGACAGGACTGAGCGAAATGACCTACCGTCTGACCCTGACCTCCCCGGCCGCGCAGGTGTCCTGCGACGCCGACGCCCGCACGTTGACGTTCCTGGTCCTGCCGTTCGGGGAGACCGGGCGCACGTCCGCGGGCGCCCTGACCGCCGGCCCCGGGTCGGTGACGATCCCGCCGGCGGACCTGCTGCGCCGGGTCAAGCTGTTCGACCGGCACGACGACGGGCGCACCGAACCGGTCGCGGTCGGGTACGCCGCCGCCGCGACCGAGACCCCGGACGGGGTGCGCGCCACGTTCCGGATCGCCCGCACGCCCGCCGGCGACGCCGCCCTGGTCGACGCCGCCGAAGGGACCCGGGACGCCGCGTCGGTGGAGCTGGACGACCTGGAGCTGACCGGGTCGCACATCACGTCATCGACGCTGCGCGCCGTCGCGCAGATCCCCGTCCCCGCGTTCGCGTCCGCCCGACTGGTCGCATCCGATCACCCCACCGAAGGAGACCCCACCGTGACTACCACCCCCGCCCCAGACCCCGACGTCGACCCGGGCCGCGACGACGACGACGACGACCAGCGCGAGCGCACCACCCGCCCCGCGCCCGCCCCAGACCCCGACGTCGACCCGGACCCGGCCCCGTCCGCGCTGAACGCCGGCCGCGCCCGCACCCGCGCCCGGACCAGCCTGCACGCCGCGTCCGCTGCGATGTCGCGCGCCCTGGTCGGGGTCTCCGACGCCGGCACCGCCAACCAGCGTCTGCACGCCGCGCTCGCGGACATCACCCCGGCCGCGTCCGGCACCGACGCCCTGGCGCAGCCGGCGTGGATCGGTGAGCTGTGGAGTCCGCACGCCGACAACCGGCCGATGATCAACCTGTTCGGCACCTCCCCGCTGACGTCGATGACCTGGCAGGGGTGGCGGTGGGTGGTCACCCCCGAAGTGGAGACCTACGCCGGCAACAAGGCCGCGATCCCGACGAACCCGGCAAGCATCGAACCAGCCACCGGCACCGCCGGCCGGATCGCCGGCGGCTGGGACCTTGACCGGATCTACGTCGACTTCAACACCGGGTTCGTGGAGGCGTTCTGGCAGGCCGCGGTGCGCGACTACCGGCTCAAGTCTGAGGCCGCGGTGTCCGCCGCGGTGGTGGCTGCTGCCGGCACACCGGTGGCCGCCGCGGACGTGACCGCCGCGATCAGCGCCGTCGTCAACGACCTGCTCGCGGCGGGCGCGTCCGCCGACGGGATCTTCCTGGCGTCCGATGTGTGGGCTTCCCTGCTCGGGTTGACCGACGCCGACATCCCGTGGTGGGTGCGCCAGTCCGGGTCGGTGTCGATCAGCGGTGGCACCGCCGGCCTGTCCGATCTGGTCGTGGCGCACGACCCGGCGCTGCCGGCCGGGATGGTGCTGGGCGCGGACTCCGAAGCGGTGGACTATCGCGAGACCGGCCCGATCCGGGTCGAGGCGGTCAACATCCCCAACGGTGGCGTGGACCTGGCCCTGTTCGGGTACCAGGGCACGATCGTGCAGAACCCGGTCGGGGTGTCCGCCGCCACCGTCACCGTGCTCCCACTGTCCGACGACGCCGACTCCCGGTCCACGTCCAAGCGGAAGTGAGCGAGCTCCCCGTCACCGCCGCCGGCCCGGCCGATCGTCCCCACCCCGGGCCGGCGGTCACCCCTGCCGTGCTGCCGCCGGTCACCCCGTGGCCGGTCACCGGCGCGGACGTGGCCGCCTGGTTGTCCCTGACCGACCCCACCGCGCAGGATGTGGCGATCCTGGACACCGTCGCCGCGCAGGCCACCATCTACGCGCAGCGGTGCCGGTTCGACCGGTGGTCCACCGACCCGGACACCGGGGCCGCGGTGTTCGTCCCGGACGTGGAGGTGTTCCAGGGTGCGGTGATGTTCGGGGCGCGTGAGTACCGGCGCCGCAACACCCCGGCCGGGATGCAGAACTTCGGGGACGGTGGGGTGTCCTACGTCGCGCGCTGGGACAACGACATCGACCGGGCGCTGCGGGTCGGTGCGTTCCGCCCGCCCGCGGTGGGGTGATCGGGGATGGCCCTGGACCTGGCCGCCCTGGTCGCCGGCGTGGTCGAGACGCTGCGCGCCGCCGGGGTGCGCGCCACGTCCGACCCGCGCGGGGTCAACGCGCCGTGCGTGCTGGTGATGCCGCCCACCATCACGCACCGGATGGCAGGTGCGGACGCCTCCCTGGTGCTGTACGCGATCGCCGGTGACGCCGGCGCCCCGGCCGCCACGTCCGCCCTGTCGCAGCTGCTGGATGGGGTGCGGGCCGCGTTCGGGAACCGGGTGGGCGCCGCCGCCCCGGTGGACGTGGTCACCCTGGACGGTGGCACCCTGCCCGGTTACTCCCTGACCCTGACCGCCCGCCGCATCCCCACCTGAGAGAAGAGGCACCCCGCCATGACGCTTCCCAACACCACCGCTGTCCTGGGCCCCGGCCTGTTGACGATCGGCGCCACCGGTGCCGAGATCGACGTTAGCTGCCTGGTCAACAATGCGGTGATCAGCAACGAGAAGGATGAGTCGGACGCCACGACGAAGCTGTGTGGGGACACCCGCGCCGGGACCGTGACCTACACCTATTCCCTGTCCGGGAACATGGATACCGACATTGCGGACCCGCTCGGGTTCTTCGCGCTCTCGCAGGCCGAACCCGGGTCGCAACAGCCGTTCGTGTTCACCCCGAACACCGACGCCGGCACGTCCGCCACCGGGGTGCTGGTGATCGACCCGCTGGATTTCGGCGCCGATGAGTCCGGGGCTGACCTGACGTCCGATTTTGAGTTCACCATCGTCGGCCGGCCGGAGTACGCCTACGGGGCCGGCGGTGCCGCGGCCGCCGATGACCAGCTGGTCGACGCCTAGACCATGGATGCCGCTGTCACCGTCCAGGGCGAAGAGCGGTTGGTCGCCACCCTGCGCGACGCCGGGCGCGACCTGGCCGACCTGTCCGGCGCGCACGCGCAGGTCGCGGCCCGCCTGGTCGCCACCGCGCAGGGTCTGGTCCCGGTGCGCACCGGAACGCTGCGTGCGTCCCTGTGGGGCACCGCCACCGCCGACACCGCCACCGTGGCCGCCCGGGCGCCCTACGCCGGGTTCGTGCACGCCAGGACCCCGTTCCTGACCATGGCGGTGGTGCAGGACGAACCCGCCATCGTGGACACCTACGCCGCCGCCGTCGATGACGTCCTGGCCACCGTGAAAGGGAAGTGAGCGCCAATGAGTGACTACAAGCTGACCTCCCCGCGTCTGCGGGTGCTGCGCGGGTCCATCGACGCCCCCGAGGTGATCGAGGTGCAGACGTTGTCCCCGGACCTGATCGCGTTCGACATGACCCGGGCCAAGCACCGTTGGCCGTCGATCAGTGACGCCCCGATGTTGTGGATGTCTTTCATCGCGTGGCACGCCTGCCGGCGTGAACAGCGCATCCCCGCAGACCTGACCTGGGAGACCTGGAAGGGCACCACCCTGGACGTGACCACCGCCGACGACGGGGGTGACGAACCGGCGGACCCTACCCTGCCGGATCTAGAGCCCGGCTGATCATCGAGATAGCGCACGCCTACGACCTGGGGATCCCGCCGCCCTGGTTCTGGGAGGCCGACGACAACACCCTGGCCACCGTGCTGCAGCTGCTGTCCGAACGTGCCGACGCCACCACCCGCAAACGCAAGAAAGGCTAGGTGAGCACCGATGGCCCGCAGCGCCGAACTGGTCATCGACATCATCACCGACGCCACCAAAGCGGTGACCGGGGCCGATGACGCCGCCCGCGCCGTCGACAAAGTGGGCGCCGCCGCCGCCGGCGCCGCCCGCGACGTCGACAAAGCACAGAACAAAATGGCCGCCCTGGGGGACAGCGCCGACAACCTGGACTCCAAAGCCGCGCAGGCCACCGGCGCCCTGGGCGCGCTGAGCTCCGGGTTCGAGCTGGTCGGGTTGCAGCAGTACGCGGACGGGCTGAACCAGGCCGCGATGGCCACCGACTTCCTGGCCGGCGTCGGTGAAGGGCTGAACCTGGTCACGAACCTGTCCGCGGTGGCGTGGATGAAAGAGCGGGCCGCGAAGATCGCGTCCGCTGCCGCGTCCAAAGCGTCCGCCGCGGCACAGTGGCTGCTCAACGCCGCAATGTCCGCGAACCCGATCGGGCTGGTCGTGATCGCGGTGATCGCCCTGATCGCGGTGATCGTGCTGCTGTGGAAGAAATCGGAGACGTTCCGGTCGATCGTGCTCGGGGTGTGGGCCGCGATCAAAACCGCGGCCGCCGGTGTCATCGAATGGTTGCGCACCGCGTGGCGGTCGGTGTTCGCGGCACTGTCCGCCGCGGTGCGGGTGATGGGTGCGGTGTTCCGCACGATCTGGGCCGCGATCAAAACCGCGGCCGCCACCGTCGTTAGCTCGGTGCGCGCCATCTGGGCCGGCCTGTTCAACTACCTACGGCTGGGGGTCGCCGGCGCCCGGATCGCCATCACCGCCGCGTTCAACGCGGTGCGCACCGTGGCAACCACGATCGCCAACGCGGTCAAGAGCGCCTGGACAACCGTGTTCAACGCGCTCAAATCCGCGGTCGGGTCGGTCGGGTCCGCCCTGTCCGGTCCGTTCCACACCGTCGAACGCGCCATCGACGCGGTGATATCGGCGGTGCGGTCCCTGATCGACTGGTTCTCCCGGATCCACGTCCCGAAGATCAGCATCCCCAGCATCCCCGGGTTCAACAGCACGGCCGCGGCCGCGACGTCCCCGACGATCGGCACCCGCACCACCGCCACCACCCGGGCCGCCCGCCCCGGCGTCACCATCGTCGTGCAGGGCGCCCTGGACCCGGACGCCACCGCCCGGCAGATCCGCCGGATCCTGACCGCGCACGACCGGCGGATGGGCACCGGCGGCGCCGGTCTGCGGATGGGCACCGTATGACCATCGGGGTGCACACCGTCACCGTCGCCGGGCAGGACATCTCCTGCCTGGTCGACCAGGTGAGCATCGCGCACGGCCGCGACGACCCCGGCTCCCAACCGGACGCCTCCAGCTGCACCGTGGAGTTCACCGCGACCCCGGACGGCCCGCTGCCGGCCGGGGTCGACGTCGGGGCGCCGGTGCTGGTCACCACCACCACCACCGGCGGCGGCACGTTCGTCCGGTTCGCCGGCACGATCACCGACCTGGCGCTGGGCTGGGAGGACGCCGGCGCGCACACCCCTGATGCGGGGATCGGGCAGCTGATCGCCATCGGGCCGCTGGCCGACCTGGGCCGGCGGGTGGTCGGGGACGCCCCCTACCCGCAGGAG